ATGACGTTTACAAAAAAAAATATGCAATACCGCGTAGCCTTTGATACAACTTCTAACCGTTTTATGGCGATTGATGCACAAAACGAAAATAACGTTGCGTTTGGTATTACAATTGAACAAGCAGTCCGAGCATTAAATGAATCTAGATAGGGAGTGACCCATTCCAAATGGCGACTGATGAGATCTCGGAAAATCAATAGAAGACGTTTGTAACGGTGATCCGCGACAGACGTCTTTTTATATTTTTTACATACATTTGGTCATTATATCTGTCATTTGTTCTTGACCTAAACAAAAATATAGTTTTAATATCAATTATCGTCGCTTTTTATGACAATTTTGTTAGCTGTTTCGATGATGATATTTTGTTATGATTTGTATAATATTCTATAGAATAAAAATAAAAAAGGAGAATTTTCATGAAAAAAATTTTAGGGTTAATCGTTATCGTATTGATTGCTTTTATAGGTTGGAAAGGCTGGGACTACTATCAGTCTACTTATGTAGGAAAAGATTATTATGCAGTAATCAAAGCACCGATGCCTGCAGAAACTGATATTAAAGCAGATAATGGAGAAGTAATTGGAAAAGGGTTTAAATATAACGTAGATGCGTACGCTGAAAACGGTGAAAAAAGACAATTGGATTTTGATGTCATTACTTCTGGCGACTCTGCTAATGGTTCTGCTTATCCCGAAGGAACAATCTTGCAGTTGAAAGCAAGCGAAAAGCGAATTATAGAGAAAAAAGTAATCACTAGCGATAAAGTACCTTCATCTGTAAAAGACAAATTAGGGCTATCTTAACACTAAGAAAATATCGCAAAAAAGCACTCGAAGTGAGTGCTTTTTTACTTACTGATTTTAGAAAAAAATAGAATTGGTCTTCGAAGTCACTTTCCTGTTCTTCAAGTCCTTAACTAAAGAACAAGGCAATGAATCGATTCCCATACAAACAAGAGGCTGGGACAAAATTCTTGTCACAGCCCCCTTTTTCCGAATAAATGGTGCCGATATGTGTTAAGTACCTAAATGGGTACCAGCTTTCATTTTAAAGTCAGCATGTTTCTATCACTGATTTTTTAAATCTAGCGAAAAACCCTTATCTTACAGGCGTTCGTTCAATTTTTTAGCAAGATCTTCAAAGCCTGGTTTGCCTAGAAGTGCGAACATGTTTTTCTTGTATCATGTATACATTTATTACTTTTTTTCTCTTTTATACCGTTAGAAAACGCCGAAATATCAGCATTTTATCTATCTCTTGTTTTTTCTATCTTTTCTGATTTTTAATATCACTATCACCAAAGCTATCACTAGTTTTTCTATTATTTTTACTTTTTTATATGTATATTGAAACAGGAGTTAGAAAAATTAATAGAAGAACGAAAAAAGACCTCAACCAAATTTAATTGCTAGGGTCTTTTTATAAGAAGAAATGCATATTATCGTTTAGATATTGTCAATACATATTCAGAAAAATCTATTTTAGGGTTTACAATAAGAACGTTTGTTCGTATACTCTTTTTGAGGTGAACTTTATATGTTAATGGAAGGAAAAACACAATTATGGTTTAAATTTGATCCTTCGAACAAATTCATTAAAGACTTTCACAAAGTATGGGATTCAGAAGTTTTCTTTTTAGCAATCGAAGATAGCTTATTAATCAATCTCTACTATTCTAATAAGAACTACTTTAAAATTCCTGCTGCGAAAACTAGAATGAAGAAAGATGTATATTTTTTGTTTGATATCGTGACTGACGTGCCAGACGCACGGAGCGATCATCGGCGTTATGACTATATAAAGTATACTTTCGTTGATCCAGAAAGGTATATAGATTAAAATAAGTTACCTAAAAAGGACAAATACAAATTTTATTATCTTATTTATAGTAAGAAGATAATTTAAGATTGCGAAATACGATACTATTTGTAATCTATAGTATCAGTCCTATAAAATAAACATCTAATTAATTACTCTAAATCCTAATTATAAGCCTTTTTTCTCACTTTTTTTCAAAAATATGGTATGCTTCTTAGTGAATTCAAATATATGGTATGCTTCTTAGTAAATTCAAATATATGGTATGCTTCTTAGTGAATTCAAATATAAAAGAGTTTAAAGCGTAATACACTTATGGGGAAGTGGTTTGGGGTGCGCTTTAAACTCTTCTTTATTATTATCTCACAGCATGCTTAAAAGGTCTATGTCTATGGATTAAGTTATGTAAAAAAGTGCCTCTTTAAACGTCCTAAAATCCAAACAAGGATAGCATAATATACACTATCGTTGATCCAGAAAACAGGTAAATAAATTTTGCAAAAGCAATAAGTTAAAAACATTACAAAAAAGACAAGGATATCACATCAAGAAAAAATGTTTTGAAAATATCTTTGCCTTTTTGTATTATATCTATATTAAATAATCAATCACAACACATTAACTAATTTATATATTTAATTTGTTGTTTTTCTATAATTGGATAACTAATTAACTTATGACTATCTAAGTCTTCTTTATTCATATCAATTGCAGTAATTTGACTGTCTTCATATGTTCGATAATAATAGATTCCTTTGTCAACATTGCAACAAGAAGAATAAATTGTATATTCATATTTTCCATCACCAACATCACACAAACCTTTTTGTTGTTCTACTGAGCCTAAGATATGGAAAAATTGACTAATACTTTCTGACTCTGAATCTCCAGATACAGAATTCAGCTTCGTAAAAGTCGCTTTAACAAAACGAGATACTGAGGATAAATCTCCAGGCAAGCCTATCCCTCCCATACCGCGGCTATAGGCATTCAAACTTATTTGATTTGAAAAATTATTTTTAGGAGTTTCACTCGATAAGACACGATAATTGTTTAAATTAAATAATTGATAGTCAAATGAAGGATTATTGGTAAGAACGCCCACAGGGTTATCATATATATGAAGTCCATCTTTCATACTTTCAATGACAATTGATTTTTCTTTATCAGCTAATAGCCAATGTAAAGGGGATAAAGGAAGTTCATCACTATAATTTATATTTGCTAAATTGATATTTTTTAACAATTTTTTAGCTTCTCCTACTGTTGAGCATTGTCCTAAAATCCAAGGAATAAATTCAAAAGGAGATACATTGTCTTTCCCTTCTTGTATTTCTTTATAATCAGCATACCCAGAAAAATTTAGCCCAGCCATACTCAATCCTTTTTCATTTGTCGCATCGTAATAAAGAGGGTAGTCAGCTATACCAGCGGCAATACCAATCATTGCATAATGAGTATCCAAATCATTTACCTTTCGAAAATTCAACTTATAATTTCTTGGAGTAACAGTGACTACTTCATTGTAAGATATTTCATAATCAAAATTCCTTCCAAAATAATGATCACTTGTTACATAAGTAATAGACGTACACATAGTTTATTCCTCCTCGTAAAATATCATTTGTCTAATAGTTTTTATTCAAAATGTTTCTAGATTATAAAATTTATTGAATAACACATTCCTAACGGAATTTGTTTCGATATTGTGTGATTTCTCAGAGTACAATGGATGTATGGAGAGGATCCAACGGGAATTTGCTATTTCCTCCTGTAGCGTTTGTCTACCCTGTTTAGTCTGTTACCCGAACCACTGTTATCACTACCAACTCATTAGCTGTTTCGATAATGGACTAGACTTTCAAATAGTAGTTTGGAAGGCAGCTTCTAGCTCTTTTATCACCGTATTCTATTAGGCGAGGTTGTGGCTATACAGTGAGTTTCTGGGAAATCCCACAGTATCGAAGCATTTTCCAAAATTTATATCGAAAGGAGGTCCTTCTTCCATGAAATTATTTGTCGGTATTGACGTTAGCTCTGAAAAACTAGATGTTTGTTTTTTAACAGACGACAATCAATTGTCTATCTTATCTGAAATCTCTGTTGCCAATGACATCGAAGGTGCTTCATTCATACGAGAAACAATTCTTGAATTCAATAACAGCTACCACTTTGATCAAATTGTGATTGGCATGGAGTCAACGTCCATGTACAGCTTCCATCCTTCCATGTTTTTTCATGAAGATGAGAAACTAAAGAAGCTCAACACACTTGTAACGATTGAAAATCCTTTTCGGGTGAAACAATTTAGTCGCATGTTTGATGAGAATAAAACTGATCGAAACGATGCATTAAGAATCGCTGATTTCTTGCGTATTCAACGATTCACAACTTCCCCTATCAAAGAAGAGAAATACATGGCCTTACAGCGTTTAACACGTACTCGCTATCAACTTATTAAGCAATTGATTCGTACAAAGCAACATTTTCTTGAAAATCTAACGTACAAATGTAATACGCTTGCTCGAGAAATGCGAGACGAATCGACGAGTCTTTTTAGTGCAACCCTCATTTCACTCATGACGGAAGATTTCACATTGGATGAACTTGCTGAGCTTCCTTTAGAAGCTTTCTGTGATTTACTTCAAGAAAAAGGAAAAGGCCGTTTCAAGCAACCAGAAAAAATCGCTAAAGCAATTCAACGTGCAATTACCATGAGTTACCGCCTAGGTGCTCTTGCACAAGAATCAATTAATGTTGTTTTAAGTGTTCTCGTACGAGAAATACGAGCACTTGAAAAAAATATCAAAGAATTAGATAAAGCCATCGAACAAGTAATTGTTGTCATTCCAGAATATCAATGCTTAACCAGTATTCCAGGCGTTGGTAAAGTCTATGCTGCCGGTTTAATCGCTGAAATTGGTCAAATCGAAAGATTTGAAGATCAGACAAAATTGGCAAAATACGCTGGATTAAGTTGGAAAGTGAACCAATCTGGAAACTATCAGTCGCAAAATACACCTCTGACAAAACAAGGAAATCGATATTTTAGATACTACTTAGTTGAAGCTGCCAACTCTGTAAAAAATTATCTTCCTGAATACAAAGCTTTTTATCAAAGTAAATATAAGGAGGTTCCAAAGCATCAACACAAACGTGCACTCGTCCTAACCGCAAGAAAATTTACGCGTCTGGTGGATACGCTACTACGTAAACACCAACTCTATACGCCACCAAGGAGTGTGATAGAGAAATAACAATCCGTTATTGACGCAAATCCTTGAATCAACCCGAAAAAAATTTGATTTTGATCGGGTCTAGTTTCGTGCGCTTCAAAACATATTACTCAATAAAGAAAATCTTAAATTTCATCTTGACTTATCACCATTAGACTAAATATTGTTCTGTCCACGTTCATTTTACTCCAAAGTTTTCCTCATTTCAAAAGAAAATCACAGAATACACGAAGAAGCGTTTCTATTTGTATAAACTATATCAAAGTTCTATACTTAAATTATCAAATAAAAAGGACGTGAAGATAAATGTCAAATTTAGAAAACAAAGAAGAAAAAGTTGTAAACAAAATTGTTTCTGTTGTCAATAAACTGGATAAAGAGTTAGACGAACTTGATACGTTATCTGAAAATCCAGAAAAAAAACATAACCTAAAAAAATGGTTAGTTGAACGAAAGGCTATTCATGAAATTAAAAAAGTTCTTCATGAAGCTGATAAATATGAAAAATATGATGAAAAAGAACTTGATAAAGAATTTAAAGAAATCAATGACTTATTACTATAATTGATTTATACGATTCATTTTTGAGTCGTCAGACTGCAAACAACACTCTAAATTTAGGAGTTTGTCTACAGTCTGAATAAATTTTAAATTTATTGTCCATAATGTTATTATGAATTTATAGCATTAAGAAAAGAGATAAGACTTTACATTTTTTTAGGAATGTAAAGTCTTATCTCTTTTCTTAATTGTACAATTAGTATTATCTGCACTACTTTCTAATTAAATAAATTTTTAGTTATTAACTTGATTAAAATCAGAGATAATATCAATTAATTCAGTTTGAAGGGTTGTAACGATTAAATGGAAATTTTCTTCATCTGTTTTATTATATGGGGATGTTTTCGTTATATATAACAACTTTTCTTTTTCAATTTTCATTAATAACTCTGTCGAAGTCTGTACTTTATCTTGATAATTAAATGCAGACATCCCACTTTGTATAATTGTAATTATTGCTGAAGCAATTGAAACAATCAATAGTAAAGACCTGTGTTCGGAAGCCTGATCAATTAATATTGGGATACTAGCTGATAAGACTATTTTTATAATATTTCCGATACCAATTACTCTATTATAAAATCGAATTTCTTTTTTTAATCTATCGATTGTAGAATCAATAGATTCGATAAACGCTTTTTGATCCATCATTTTCTCTCCAATCATTTTATTAAAATCATTAACAAAAATATTATAATAGGATTTAAGTAAGTTCTAACTAATCACACATAAAAATAAAAAACATTTGTATTTTATCAAAGTTTTATTATACTTGTCAATTTGTGTACATCCTAAAATATAAGCTATTTGTTTACTTCTGTAGAATATATACTTTGTTGTTAGATAAGTTGCACATGTTTATAGAATCTAAATAATAAATTTTTATGTACCGCCCCTCAATGAACTGAACCCCAAAAGTTGAACTATTTAATGGACTGTTTCCGATATTCTACTGGAGATAGTCCATTTAACTTTAGTTTTATCCTTTTGTTATTATACCACCTAATATACTCATTTAATTTACTTTGAAATATCTCAATTGATCGGAATTTTTCTCGATAAAAAAACTCTGATTTAAGCACACCAAAAAAATTTTCTATTACAGAATTATCTAAGCAATTTCCTTTTCTAGACATGCTTTGAATAATGTTATTCTCTTTTAATTTTTTTTGATATTGTGGCATCTGATACTGCCATCCTTGATCTGAATGTAGAATCAGTGAACCCTCAGTTCCCTTTTTTTTAATTGCTTGTTGAAGCATTTCTTCAATCAGTTTATATGTTGGACTAGTTGATATACTATAACTAATTATTTCTCCGTTAAATAAATCAAGTATAGGAGATAGATAGATTTTTCTTCCTTTTATCTTGAATTCAGTGACGTCTGTCACCCATTTTTTATTGGGTGTATCTACTGAAAAATTTCGTTTTAACACATTCTTGGCAATTTTTCCTACTGTTCCTTTATAAGATTTATATCGCTTTATTCGGATTTGACAGGTAAGTCCCATTTGGGACATTAATTTTCTAACTGTTTTATGATTGATTGTATATCCTTTCATCTTTAACGCTAAAGTGACTCTACGATAACCATAAGAGTTTCTTGATTCTTTTACAATCGCTGTAATTTCTTGCTTTATCTTGCTATATTTATCTGGCTTATCTAATTTTTTTACCCAGTAATAATAAGTTGACTTCGCTAATTGTGCAATTGAAAGTAATAGATTCAATTTAAATTCTTTTTTGAGCTGAAGGATTGTTTTAACCTTGATTTCTTCTTGCTCAAATCTTGTTCTTGAATCAAGGTTTCTAACTTTTTTAAATATGCGTTCTCTGCTCTTAAACGAATAACTTCTTCTTCAAGAGACTCATCTTTAAGTTTTTTAGGAATGTTTAGCTTGGAATTCATACTAATTTTTCTGCCCCTTTTTTGGCTCTCAAGTGAAGAAGCACCGCCTTCTTCATATTGCTCTATCCATTTACTTAGAGTTCTATTTGAACCGATATTAAATTTTTTAGCAGTTTCTTGGATAGAAAGACCATTTGTTTCCATATATTCTATAACATCAAGTTTAAATTTTGTAGTGTAGCTTTTGCCACCTCCAACCAAGCCTTCCCAACCATGATAGTTATAAATCCTTACCCAATGTCTAACCAGTGTACGATTTATTTGATATTTATGTGCAAGATATTTGTAGCCGCCTTCGTTATTTAAATAGTCTGAAACTACTTTTTTCTTAAAAACAAATGTATATTTCCGCAAAAAAAGCACCCCTTTTAATTAGATTTCTAGTCTAACTTTTGGGGTGCACATCACAAAGAGGGGGGAATTTTTTATCGTTGTGGAATATTTAAATACCAACGCTTGTCATGAAAATCTTGTGCTCCACCCTTAGTATTTCCTTCTGGATCGTTTGTCGCACGCATCATGACGTATACTTTCTTATTAGGGAAATCACGCATATTGAAAGATACATGATAGCCAACATTTCCTAAAGTATTATAAGCTTGATTTACGTCTGGTCTATAAATCCCATCAGCTCTTACTCGAGCTAATTCTTTTCCAGTATTGTAGTCCATAATGAAAATATACTCGTATTTATAATTAGCAATGTGCCATCCAGCTACATGCAAGTTTGCGTTTTCGATTTCTCCGAACTGATCAATGTGGGCGTAATTTGTTCCATCTGTCAGCGTAGAATTTGCAGCACCTGCTCGAGTTGGATCAATTACTGGTTTATCCTCCGAAGTAGTTGGATTATCATCCGTAAAACCATGAGCCAAATCATAGGCTAGTTTTTCTTTACTTACACCCATTTCAGAAAGATAACCGTGAGGATCTGTATGATCGCCCCAAATATTTTGTGTTACCCATAAATGCGATTTGATTCCTGGTTGGTTATAAGGAGTGTCTAATGTTAATGGAATACCATATTTCATTGCTGAATCTCTTGCCAATTCAACGTATACTTTATAGTTCTTTTCAAAAGTTTCTTTATCATGTGTGTGTTGTAACTCGATTTGCACAGGACTATTTGCATTAGCATATGAACCAGCGCCATACTGCACATAACCAAGTTGTCCAACTTGGTAAACAATTCCGCCGTCTCCCACAATGTAAGCAGTGTAAGCACTAGTCCATGAACGTTGCATATACTGCGCTTCATTGCGTCCTGTTGCTGTTTCGTTAGCTGTTTCATGCAGTAAAATATACTGATTATTCGCTACTTGAGAGCTACCTTCATTTACACCTAAATCAAATTCATTGTTAATCGTATAGGCAAACCCATTAATTGGCAATAAAAAAAGAGCCATTATTAGGCTCAATGATAAAATGATTTTCTTCTTCATTTTTTTCCTCCTATTTTTTTAAGTTATATGCAGACACACCAGTGATAACACCTAAAAACGTCGCTACTGCATTGATAGTCAGAACTGTCATATCTGTTCCATTCCATCCATATGCTTTGCCTAGTGTTGCAACTAATACAGATGTAGCCGGAAGTACCGTAAGTACCGCCCACTTAATGATTTGATAATATTTATCAGGTAAGATCATCTTTATTCATCTTCTTTCTATTTTTATCGAGATGTTTCCCTAAATAAAGTTTTAATTTGTTGTGTGTGTTCTACCAATTTTTCTGCATGTGTATCTAATCTTTCATCGTGTTTCTTTAGTTCTTCATGAATCATCAATCGATCTGATTTGCTCGATTCTAAATCTTTTGTTAATAGTTCCAAGTTGTAACTCACTTGTGATAGTGTTTTCGTAATTTTTGTAAATGATGCAACAATCGGTCTAATTACTAATAAAATCAAAGAAACGATAGCGGTTATTGATCCTGCTATCGCTCCCCATTCCCCTAAATTAATCATATTGCAACTCCTTGTATCAAAACTAAAAGCACATCAATTAAGATGCACTCTCTTCATTGTTAATAATTTTTTCTGCTTCTTCGTCTGTAATGCATAGCGGAACGAACTGTAGAACTTGATCGTCAGTAAAACAGCCCCAATCATACATCATTTTCACATCGCTAAAACTAAACATACTACTCACCTCCCTTTGAAGCTGGATTTAATTGCTCTTTAATTTCTGCAATATCCTTGCTGTTTTGAATCGAAGCAAGCATCATTTTTGAATTGATTTGTGCTAAACTATCAGCTTTTTCTTTTAATGCAGTGTTTTCCTGTTTAATTGCTACATCATTTAGCATGAGTTTGGCATTGAGCTGTTTTAGATTGCCGTTCTCGTTTTCCAGTGCCTCGTACACTGCTTCAAGATTATTTAGCTTATTGTGATCCAATACATTCGTCAAAACAATCCATCGGTTTTCTTGCGGATCAAATAATTGATCATTAATTGTTAAAGGCTCCCCATCTGAACGAATTCCTTCTAATGGTGGGACATCAGTAAACGGGACAGTCATAACCATATCATCTAACACTTTTCCGACATATTCCCCAAGTTGATCATCTGTGGCACATTTGATGATGTGAACTAGTCTCGGCCTTGCATCAAGTACGATGTTTATTTTTTCTTGTCGTGACATGAAAAGCACTCCTTTCTTAGTTAACTAATAATTTGTAGACAATTGAAACAATAATAGAAAGTAATATTGGCAAAACAATCGTACAAAATTTACCTTCAAGAAAATCCTTATCGTTCTTTTTCATTTGATCACCTCTCCATGTGTCACTTTGTTACTTTGTTGATTAAAAAAAATAGTCCAATCAAAGGATAAAACAGTAGCAATTTTCATAGCTACAAATGGACTAGGACTTCTCTTGCCACTCTCAATCATACTATAATAAGAACGCTGAATTCCTGATCTTTTAGCTACTTTTTCTTGAGTTAGATTTTGTTGCTCTCTTTTTTCAATTAGCCATTTCCTCATCATATACCTCCTATTTAAGTGTCATTTCGTTACAAATACATTATAGGTAACATATAGTTACTTGTAAATGCAAAAAGTAACAAAATGTTACTTGTTTTTAGATTCATTTATACGTAACAGCATGTTACCATTTATATAGAAAGTGGGTGTCGAAATGTTTCCAGAAAAAATCAAAGAATTGAGGCTTTCAAAGAAAATGACGCAACAAGAAGTTGCTGATAAGTTAGGAATTACTCGCCCTGCTTATACAGCCTATGAAAGTGGAAAGAGAGAGCCTGACTTTTCTATTCTTCAATCTTTAGCTAATATTTTTGATGTTACTACTGATTATTTATTAGGAAGAAATAAAACGCCAAAATGGGCCGATGAAAATGATTTAATTGAATTAGATAAAATGCTCGATTCCAACGTTAACATGGCTTATGGTGGTGAAACATTAACAGATGAAGAGAAACAACGGGTAAAAGATGTTTTGACAGGTCTATTTTGGGAATTTAGAAAAGAAGACAAAAGTAAAGAGAAGTGATTTTCTATGAAGATGGACGTAATTAGTCTAGTTGGCAAACTGAAGCAAAAATATAATTCAGCTAATCCCTTTACTATTTGCGAAAAAATGGATATTCAGATTAGGTATGTTCCTTTTTTGAATAATCCAAAGGGACAATTTCAAGAACTGTTAGGGCGTTCGGTTATTCTTCTAAATCACGAACTAAAGTATTCTGAAGAACGGTTCTATATTTGTGCTCACGAACTAGGTCACGCAATTTTTCATCAAGGTTTATCTAGTTATTATGTCTCTACTCGATCCTCCAGAAGCAAATCAGAAAGCGAAGCGAATTGCTTTGCCGCCAATCTTATTATTTCTCTTTATAAAGAAGATAATGATCAATACCCTAGAAAAATTGAAGATTTAACAAATTTGTATGGACTTCCTAAAAATTCATATAGATTTTTAATTTAATTGGCGACTATCACTACCTGCCTTTAAGTGGGAGTAAATATATTTTTATTGTTATGGAGGAAGAAATGAAAAAAATAGTTGGGTTAGGATTAATTCTGTTCTCTAGTATTGTACTAGGAGCATGTGGAAATAGTAATTCAAATTCTGATACGCCTAAAGAAACAACCACTGCGAGCTCTACAATGGTTTCTCTTGAATTCAGTAGCTCTGTGGAAAAAAAGACTAATCTTCTATCAAATGATTCAGATTTCGGAAAAATAGCTGATAATGTACCTGATGGAGAATCCATAGAAGTACAAGGTAAACAAGATTATTCAACCAATTTTAATGATAATTCTTGGGCGGGTGTTAACCTAAATATCGATCGGGTCTCAGTTGTGAAAACTACTGATATCAAAGACTATTCAGATAATCAATACAATTGTTTTGTAGCCGTGCATTACAACATAGATAATACACAACAAGATGTATCTATATACCCTAATCAAGCCACAATTGTAACTGACTATGGTGAGCAAGTTGATGATGGCGGAGTCTTTAATTATGATTCATGGGATGGTGACTTCATGAAAGGAACAAAAAAAGATGGTTGGGGCATCTATCCTTTATCAAAACTTCCTGTTGCATCTTCAATCAAATCTCTTCGATTGAAGATTGATTCTAGCTATGAAACTGATAATTATGATGATGAAAACTCGTATCACACATATGATATTAACTTAAATTTACAATAAAGACTGGCCTTCGGGCTTTTCTTTTTAAACGTAAAAGAACATAAGTTCGTATAAAAACTCTGCTAATACGACGATTTTCTAAATATTCGTTCAAATAACATACCTCCCCTAAAATATTCTTATTATTAGGAATGAAATACGAAAGGATTGGTTTTAATGGCTTCCATTAAAAAGTACTATTTAAAAAAATCAAAAGAATATCGTTATGAAGTCTATATATCAAATGGAATTGATCCTGGTACTAAGCTACAGAAAAAGATTCATAAAAAAGGGTTTAAAAGTCATGAAGAAGCAGAAAGATTCGCAAAAATTGTCGAAGGCGAAATAGCTTCGGAAGAATATACACAAAAAAACCCTAAAAATTTGACTATAGAAAAGTTTATGGACGATTGGATTAATAACTATAAAATGAATGTTAAAGAAGGAACAAGAATTGTTCACAGAGCAAATATAAAAATGTACATCAATCCATATATTGGAAAATATAAACTAGATAAATATACTAGAGCTGATCATCAAAGATTCATCAATCAGTTACTTACTAAAAAGGGTTTGGGGAGAACTAAGGAAGGTCTCTCAGTAACAACAGCCAAAAGTATTAACGCCACTCTTAGCAATGCTTTCAAAAAAGCTATTCAGTTAGGATATATAAAGAATAACCCTACTAGTTTTGTTGAGTTTCCAAGAAATCCATCTGATAAAAAGAAAGTTAAATATTATACTTTTGATCAATCTGAACTATTTCTCGAATTTGCCAAAAAAGAAAAATCATTTATATGGTATCCCTTTTTTCTTATTATATTTGATCAAGGATTGCGAAAATCAGAAGCTTTAGGGCTTCAATGAGCTGATATTGATTTTTCTCAGAATACACTTAATATTAATCGTGAACGTCTTGGGGCTGCTGAAAAAGGACCTAACAAAGGTTTGATTATTACAGATGACACAAAAACCCCATCTGGTACACGATCATTACCTATGACAAAACGAGTAAAGAAAGCCTTATTGACTTTAAGAAATCAAGTAATAAAAGAATTTGGTTTTTTACCTGAAACAGATGATCACGAAGCATTTATTTTTATAAATACTTACGGTAAAAATAAAGGTATTCCAATAAGAGATCGAACCGTTAACGGTGCTTCTCATAGAATTGAAAAACGTGCCAGTCTCCCCCACATAACTGTGCATGATGGTAGACATACTTTTGCAGCTAGAACGAGACAAGCAGGAATACCTTTAGAAGATGTCAAAGATTTTTTAGGTCATAAAGATGTTTCTACTACACAAGTCTATGCCCATATTTCTCCCGAAGTGAAAAAAAGATCAATGAATCAACTAGAAAACTATATAGAAGAGCAAATAAAAAAGCACTCAAATTGA